CCCTACTTTCTTGAGTATCCTCTTCTTGAGTCTATCATCAAGTTTGCGCATCTTCTTCATCACCTCATCTACGCCCTCAACACTTACCTTTACGTTCTCCATTACTGCGCATCTGACCATAAGCATACAATCTTCAGGAATGCCTTGCGAGCATCTGCGGATTGTATTGCTTGAATCTTATATGTATTGTTGTTGTATGATATACGCATCTCCTCATCAACATCGGTGCGGTAGCGAATAACAAACTCCACTTTTTTTGTGGCTGCTATCATCTCACCATCTTCACCCTCGCGCCCTACTCTCTCAACCACGTTGGCCCATACTGAAGCAAGGGTAGAGAAGCTCTTCACCTCTTGCCCAAAGCTATCCGTAGTTTCACTAAAGTTTTGAATAGTGATTCTACGATCCAGTTGTCCAGCTTGGTCTATCATTAGAATGTAAAGATGCGGAATGGGTTAAACAGGTACTCCGATGCTGTTGGCATTTTTCTCACTCGGTCATCTCTCTTGTCATACAAATCGCTGATAATTAAGAGCATCCCTTGCTTTAATGGCGTGGGTATACTATCAACAGCAGTACCCACCACATAGCGGGCAATGACTTGATTGATGATTCCGTTTGTCGCAAACCATCCAGCAGTAGAAGCTATTCTCGCTGGTTCGCTTATAGTATCAGAAACATAGTACGATGATGCAACCGTCTCTTCTGAGCCAATCTCATCAACATATTTAAGGCTTGTGATTGATTGCACTGGGCCTCTTGATAAATAGATAATGTCTTTGCTTACCGCATTCTTATAGTTCGGGAAGCCATCAAAATACTCATCAATGGTAGTAGTAACCAAGATTCTACGAGTATACTGCTCGCACATCTCCCTTGCAGCGGAAATGAGTGCGGTGATGAGTGCATCATCATCGCTACCATCAACACGCAAGAAGTTCTTCGCCTCCGTTAATGTAATCGGCTCGCTTGCCGCTGGTGTTACTACTGAATAGGCCATTACCTTTTCTCTTTACTTTTTGGTTTTGACACGGTCTTTTTTGCGCGCGTTTTAGGTGGCTCTGCAACTGCATCGCAGAACCCAGCGTTCAAAAACTCCATTGCTCTATCGCTGGGGAGTTCCACCTCCGCACCTTTGCGGAAGCGGAACCCATTGCCAGCAACAGTCTTTTTAAAGACTACTTTCATCCTTATGCTTGGATCAAGTGCTTAACTGCACGGCTATCCAATACAGCAGAGTCGCTTCTCTTGTAGCTTACAAATCCAACCTCGAGTTCGTCAGCGAAACGCTCATTTAAGCGTAGCATTTGAACACCACCAGCATTACGAACAACAAACTTGCTGAAGTCAGCAGCAATCATTGTTTTCTTACCAGTTGAGATAGCTGATTCCATATCGTTATTCACATAAACTGGAATTCCGAAGATACGGTCAGGCTGCCCAGCTTCCATTGAAGGAATGAAAATCGGGAAATCATTAGCAGCGCCCAGGCCTAAAGCACGAACAGCAGCGATAACGTTATCGTGAGCCATAAGACCGAAGCCAGGCTTGTTGCGATAAGAAGCATCTACGCTGTAGATAAGGTCTAACAGGTCATCCGCAGTGATTGCATTTGCTCCAGCACAAGTGTTACCCAAAGCTGAACCAGTAACCAAACCTTGAGGCTGAGAAGAACCAGAACCAGTAGTAAAAGCCGCGTTTGTCGCGCGAGAGATACGCTCACCCATAGCTTCAACCAAGAACGCGTTCAAGTCGAAAGCAGAGTCTTGCAACAATTGCTGAGATACTTTTACCAATGAGCTGTAGTTGTAAGCAGAAAGTTGCTTGTTACCAAAGGTCATATCTTGTACCGTTACAGCAGCAGCTTCAGCAGTTAAGCCAGCATCAGTTGCAGTATCGTTGATTGTTGGGTAATCCAACAAACCACCTGAAGCAGTGTTCAACTTCTTAGCCAAACGCTCTACCTCGCCAGTGAAGGCAGTAGCAACATCAAGCTCATTGCTGAACTCTTGAGGTACTAAGAAACCACCTAAGCTATCAGTACCAGCAACTTGAGTTGCAGTACCACGCTTTTGTACCATTGAGCGCTCTTCAGCAGACAATGAACCAAAGCCGTGACGTAGGTATTTAGAGAATGCAGCAGATGCGTTTGCTTTAGGAGCAGCAGCACGAGCTTCGCCTTCGATAGAAGCGATCTCTTTTTTCATCTCAGCGTTACGCTCGATGATTTCAATTTCTTGCTTGAGGCCACGAGCATCTGCTTCGATAGCTTCAAACTTTGTTTTTTCTTCGCCCGTCATAGAGCGACTTTCAGCGTGTGCACCAGCTACAATTGCATCAGCATCTTTGATGAGCTGCGCACGACGTCCTCTTAATTCGATGTTTTTCATCTTAATCGAGTTTTAAAAGTTTGAGTTTATATTCAAAGATTTCAATATCAGACATTTCTTCAACCTCAGCTTTCGCCTCAACTTCAGCACCCTCTGATTCAGGTGTATCTTTTCTCATCATTAGCTCACTTGTTGCATCGGGGTACGCGGGTTGCGCAACTGGCGATACATCAAGAAGCCTTGATACTTTTTCTATTATTCTATAAGTCTTTCCATCACGCTCTTCCCAGCGGTCGCTCTCAATCAAGAAGGCGAATGAACTTTGATTCACATCGCCTCTCTTCATCAATTCAACCAAATCTTTTGCGTATGAAGTATTCGGTAGGTCAACCTCGTAGTAGAGTCCTCGCTCATCACTACTAAGGCGTAAGGTTCCGCTGGACACTCTACCAAGTAATAAATTCTCATCGTGATTGAAATAAGCGCGTGTATCGTTATCCATTACATCATCAAAGGCTCCCTTTGCAATCTGCTCGTAGAAGCCTCCCATCCATTCGCTGTCGCTGTTGTAAACAGCAGCATAGCCTCTAATGGTTTCACCTTCGTACTCAGCGCTCTCCATACGGAACTCACGCTTCTCAATGATGGCCTTGTGGCTACGCACCTCAGCATCAAACTTCTCTAAAGTAGAGAAGCGGTGCGCGACATTAAGCGCCGGTTTGCGCTCGATGTAGGCCTCCTCTTCCGAAGAGTAGCGGTATATTCTAATGAGTGCCGCTGGATCATCAGCAGTGCCATTGACCTTAAAGCCACTATCTGCCTCGATTTCTCCATCTCTTTCGATTTGAATGATAACACCGTAGGCGCTTCCGCCGCTTGTGTTCCAACGTACAAAATCACCTACGCTCAATGCATCAGGTTCTGCACGCTCCTCATCTTTATAGCCAGCCTCTTCCATCTCACCCTTACCGAATGTGATGACAATTTCCTCATCAGTCTCAACAACGGACTTGATGTGGCGCTCGTTTTTATTTTCTTCCATCGTTTCTATTGTTCTTTCTGCCCAGCGCAGCATCTCATCACCGCCCCAAGCTGCATACATAATAGAGCCGCAAATCTCTTTGCCGTCCTCATCAGTGAACTTGCCTTGGTCGTAGGTCTTCGCTCTACTCAAAAAGCTGTAAGTCCTTACAAGTGTTTCATCGCTGATGGTTTCTTTACCCGCGAGTTGGTTCGCTCTTGCCCATCCAACAGGTGTACCACAATCCGTACCATTCTCCTCGCGGAAGTCTAAAGCACGTTGTGCATTTTCACTTGCTGCCTTTGGATAGTCATTGTATGGCATTACTCAGCAGCGTTATCAGTTCCCGCCTCAACCATATTCATAGGTTGCAAGTATATGTCTCCGCCATCAATTGGGTCAAGGCTCTCGTGTTTGCGTATATCATTAACACTCAACCAGCCCCATTGTCTTGCAGTAGCATAGCTTGAGTATCTGCTTGAGATATCACCGCGAAGCAGCCCATCCATATTCATACGGATAAAGTAGTCTTCTTGACCAGGGAATAGCTTGCGGTTAAACTCTGCCTCCCAACGCTTTACCCAAGGTAGGATAGTGTTGCGCTGGAACTGAATGCCTTGCTCCTCAATGTTTGCTCTTGTGCTTGAGTTCTCTAATGATCCAAGATAAGCCAATGGGATACGGAAGAATCTTGCAATGTCTTCTACTCCAAATTTGCGCGTTTCTAAGAACTGCGATTCTTGTGGTGAGATGCTGACCTTTTGCAAGTTCATTCCTTCTTCCAAAATTGCTGTCTTATGCGCGTTGTCAAGACCGCTGTACCTACGTTGCCAAGAAGCCATTAAACGCTTGTAGGCTTCATCTGAGAGGCGGCCAGGATGCGTGAGCACCGCACTTACGTTTGCGCCATTACCAAAGAATGAACCGCCGAACTGGTCAGCAGCCAAACCAAGGCCTATGCTTTCTCGTGCTGCCTCTATTACACTCTTTCCAATAATACCATCAAAAGACAATCCTAAAATGTGTATCATCTCAGTATCATCAAAAGTCTCTTTGCCTTGGTCGATGTTGTAGAACTTCTCATCCTTGTATACCTTAACCTCAACGCGGTCGGGGTGTACTGGAATCAATTTAACGGGCTGGCCCGCTTCGTTTCTGCGAATCGCTATAAAAGCATTACCGTGCAAACAAAGGTGCGCTTGACAAACTTCTCTAAAGTTAAAGTCCGTCATCATCCCATTAGGGTGATGTATGAGCTTGTTGATTGGGTGTGCTGATGCGCTGCGGGTGCTATCGCCAGCATCTTGCTTCACCTCCCACGGAAGTGATGCAATAGTTTCGGAGATAACACGAACGGCACCAAATACAGCAGAGAGGCGCATAGCGCTATCTTCCGTGATTGCAATACCGGTTTTTGAGGCCGCGCCGTCAAACATCCAAGAAGCGGGATTCGCTAATGATGTTGAAGGGTTATTAGGCGAAGAGCGGAATGCTCCTAAGATGCGCCCAAATAGATTTTGATTCTCGGCCATAAAGTAGTGTGTACTTTGTAATTACATCTCCAAATATAAGTATCGCTAAATGGGAATAAAAAAACCCCCTCAAATCAATGAGGAGGTTTGCACCGCTAAGAACCAAATAGAAATTAATAAACCAAAACCAATACTAAAACGGATGCGGTGAGTGAGCAAAGCTATCTATTTCAATCCTATTGCGCAAGGCCAATAGTGTAAATCTTACGCGAACATTCTCACGCACGATATCTTGTAGGACTGCAACACCGTTTCTGATGCTGATGATCTTGTACTGCCACCCAAATCTTTTCGAGAGCAAGTAATCGCCAATAGCTAAATTCATTTTTTTCATAATCAAGAGTTTTGTTGTTGTCCTCTAAATATACAAAAAAATAAATACGAAACAAATGCCCAAGCGTTTGTCAAAGATGCAAGTATCTATTTACCTACGGGGGGAGCTATGCACCCGTAGGGAAATAAATACAAAGACAAATACCTTTATTTTTTTATTTTTTTCCCTATATATAGGAGGAACAAAAAGAAAATTAACAGGTAAATGTTAATAACGCTCTTTTTGTATCGTATAGCTTTTACCCTCAAAAATGAGTTCAACGGAGTAGTTATTCCCTCCCTCGTGTCTTAAAAAAGGAGACAATCCTGGCACATCGAAGAGCAACAACCCAACCTTTTTCGCTTCATCTATGGTCATAAGAATCGTATTTCTTGACTTTCATAAGTGCTGACTTTCGACACATCAGAGTTCTCAACGGTCATCTTTTCACCCAGCGCCATAATCATTGCAACAACGCCATCTATTTTATCCCCCGCTTTTGCTTTAGAGAA